ATCGGTACCGTCTTCTCTTGCTATTCCTAATGTCTTGCATCCGACTGCTGTAGCTGTAGCTGCTGCTACAGTATTGCTTCCTCCTGAACTTGCATGAGTTGCTACTGCTTGACCTGCTGTTATGCTTCCAGATAAAACCATATCAAATAATCCGTCAGTATAAACACTTACAGAAGTAGTTCCATCATCTGCGATTTTTTCAGTTGCACAAATTCCAGCAACATAATCCTCATCTCCATCAGCCAAAGCTGCTGTATTAGGGTCTGATAGCTTTAAAATTGCTCCCTGCTCTATTCCTGTGCCGTCTGCACAAGTAAAATTCTCAGGAAGAGACTTCTCCATTCTTAATACTGCTTCATTTGCCATATAATTAACCGGTAAAACGATTATTTAAATCTTTCGATTATATTGCTTCATGGACCAAACCATCAGGAAGAGCTCTTACAGGGTCATATCTGACTCCTAAAGGAATAATTGAGATAAATTTCTTTATATTTTCAGGAAGAAGCATGGTTTTATTTGTTTTAAATTCAGGAATAGGTTCAAGTGCCAGAGCTTTTCTGAGCATCAAAAGCCTTGATTTCATTTTGATTTTATCCCAGAAAGTGTTTTGATAAGGCTCTTTATGAAAATCGAGAGTTGCTAGAACTTCGTCTTTGGAAGTCTCAGGAAAAATAAATTCATAAGTTCCGAATAATCCGTAGCGAAGCTGTCCGTCTATTGGCTGAAAACCTTCTTTTAAAAGATTTCCTGTTGCATCTTTAGGGCCTGACGGAATAAGATTAGGATTTTCAAATTTTAGGTAAAATATCCTTGTCTCAAGCCATTTTATAAATTCATCAACCATGGCTTTTTTTCCGTAAAGCATGAATACAGCATGCATTTTACCAGCCCAGTTTTTCCATATCTTTCCCAATCTTTTCAGGCGTGACAGTATCGTCTTCCGACTTTTCCTCAACAGGACCTGAAGTTTTTCCGCTTAAAGCATCAATAGCCTTAAGCTCTTGAAGCTGCTTAATATTCTTCTCCATTCTTTCATTCTCAGCTCTCATTTCCTCAAGTTTTTTCTCAAACTCAGGTTTTTCTTCCTGTTTTTCCTCAGGTTTCACTTCTTCTTCCTTTTCTTTTTCTTGCACGGCATTTTGATTTTCTTCCATTTTTGATTTTTAAGGTAAAGTTTCTTTTAAAAAGCCTTTATTAATAAGTTCCTGTCTTTCTGCTTCACTTTGTTTTTGAATTTCTTCTAATAAAACAGCAATTTGAGAAGGATTATATTCAGGAATAGAGGCCAGAATATCTGCTCTATTTTCTCTTATAACTTCTCTTTGGTCATTTATGTCCTGAAGAATATCTATGTACTGGCCTGATTGTCTGACTCTCGGGTCAAGAAGGACTGCCTGCTGCAATCTCATTTCCACTATATTTAAATCATCCTCTAATTTATTCAATTCAGCTAATCCCTGTGATTTACTTATTCCTCCTGACTGAACTGTCCCGAAAATTGTAGGAGCTCTCTGTCCTATAGTATTGACTGAACTTTGTAACTCACTAGCCTCTTCCCTATCAAGAATTATATCTATTATTATGTCTGTCTTTAAACCAGTTACTGCTCCAATTCCTAATACTCCTACTCCCAAAACCGCTCCTTTTGAAACTCCAAGAGATGCTGCAAGCCTGGCAGATTGAATTCCAACCCATGAACTGATAGTAGGGCCTGCTGTAAAACCTAATAAAGCTGTTCCAATACCAAGAGTAGATAATCCTAATGCTTTGCCTGCAGGAGTTTCTGCTAATTCAGCAGCAGTTGTTCTTCCATATTTTTTTCCTGTAATTTTTTCAATTCCAGCAGTTATTAAATTTCCTATTCCTACTGCAGGTAGCAATCCAACTTTAGCACCTTTTTCAGCAAATCTTTCAGCTCTTCCTTCTAATTTCTCCAATCCACCCTCTGCTATTACTTGTTTTTGAAGTTCTGATGGAGGAAGCTCAGCCTCTGCTTTCTTAATTTCTTCCATACTAATAAGTTCTGGTATTTTAAATGATTCTTTTGCTTCAACAGCTCCTGCAGGAAGTGCATGCTTTTTTATCCAGTTTTCAGCTAGTGCTCTGGCTTCTTTTGAACCTATATTAGGAAATTCCCTTCCATCAGGAAGTATTACTCCTGTTATTCTTCCTGTTTCTGCATCTCTCAACATAGCCGGCTGAGTTGGTGGTTCCCTTCTCTTTGAAGTTTGTGTTGATTTATTTTCTATTTTTCCGGCTTTTATATCTTCTAAAAGTTTTTTCTCTTTCTTTTTTTTCTCTATATCTACAGGCATTTTAAATTATATTTCTTATTTTATTTTGGGTGTTGGAATTGTAATTCCTATTGCTCCTGCAATTATTACAAGAACGAAGGAAAAAATCGTGCCATCTATTCCATTACATAAAGCAACAATTTCCAATACTGTTAAGCACAACAATCCAGTAATTACAATTTCCTTGTTAATTTTTTGTTTTGTCATTATTCAGTTCTTGTAGGTCTGACTTCAACCTCATTAGGCTGAATTCCTGTCTGACCTGCGTTTTTAGTTTCAGTTTCAATAGCTTCCCCTAAAAGAGAAGGTGCTCTTTTGAATGTTACTTTGATAGCACACTGGTTCCATAAGTCAGCCTCTAATTCCTTTTTTTCTGCAATCTCAACAGGCTCGAAAGCCAGTAATCCTGCTTTTCCTCCTGCTTCTGTATATCCTTCTGAAGTTACAAGAACTTTCGGAGTTCCCACAACCTGATAAAAGAGATTGTCAAGATACATGAGCCACTGAACCCTGTCTCTCGGAGCATTCGGCGAGTCCTTAAGTTCTGCAACTCCTTTAGGAATTACAAGAACCTCACCTTTATTAACTGCATCCTGATATTTCTTTTTGATAGTAGTTATTTTACCACTGTCATCAGTATCAACCTCCAGAACTCCAAGAGCAAGCTCTCTATGCCTTATTTTTCTTTCGTCGCTGAAAGCTTCATTCTTAGCATCTATAATTGATTTTAGGCTTTCAATAATAGAAGTTCCATGGATTTCATTAGCTATTCTGTCATTAACAACATGCAGAATTTCAAAAGGCTTGAATTTATTGATATTTTTTGTGCCAGGCTCTACTTCTTCATATCTTATTATAAATCCTTTTCTATTGACTACAATCCTCATGTTTCCTGGATATAAAGGCTTGAGATTAATCAGCGTGCCATTATCATTTCTTATAATTTCACAAAAAGCATCACCAAACACTTTTTTTTCAATAATAAGCTTCTGGCATATAGAAGCAAAGCTGTCCTCTCCCCATCCAGTTATATTATCTAGGATTGCTTTTGTTCTCGAATCTGTATCATATCCAAGTCCAGCTACTCTCTGAGCAAGAACTCTCAAAGAACTTCTTATTTCAGGAATTGTCTTATAATATCCGAGATTCTGCTCTGCATTTTTAATATTATGGATAATTTCAGGAGCTGCCTGCTGGTCTGGCTGCACAGTTGCGACTGTTACATCACCAACTGTTCCTTTTAAATCCGTCGTGGTTGTTTGTCCTATATCTAATTCTGCCATTTTATAAATCTATTTTAAAGGGAATATATGCTAATATTTGAGTAAGTACATTTTCATTAGTAGAAGGAACTATATTACTTCCATCCCTGTTTTTTGGGTCTGAGCCATGATAAACAACAGAAGAGGCTCCTTCACCAGCAGTTCTTCTTCCCCATTGTTCAATAGTTAATCTTAATATATCTCCTGCTTTAAAATGGGTCTGCGGACAGGTAATTTCAAGAACTGCTGTTGCAGGACTATCGTCACTATTTACTGTTTTACTTTGTGCACTTCCTATCTCTGTTTCTGAACTTCCATCATATTTTCTTAATTTAACTAAAATATAAGTTTCTGTATCTTCAAGAGTTAAACCATAACTTAAAATTATTGTTGCATTTCCTTTTATTATTCTTGGAAGATTAAAAGAAGATAAATCATAATCTCTATCAGATTTCTTTATCCAGGAATCAGAAGAAATAGGGGAATCTCCACTAACTTCAATCTCAGCTGAGAAAACATCCTTCTGAGAAAGTTTATAACTTTTTCCAGAGGAATCTTCTGCTACATATCCATAAAATAAAACTATTCCTGTTCTATCTACTATATCTGTATAATCATAGCTTGCTATTGCAGCCTCAGGTTGCTCTGGTATTGTGGGTGTTATTACTGACATTTTAAGCGTTTCTCATGAAATCTGTATGCCTCTTCTCTTTAATTAATTGCATGGCCTGCTGAAATCTTGTAAAATTTATGTTTACCATGCTTATTGCCTCTCCTCTTGAAGTATATCCGCTCATATCGTAATTTATAGCTCCTATTGCTGCATGAGAGCTTGCAGCATCTTCGAGGATTTTCTTAACATCATCATTTAATGACGCATAATTGTCAATCAGATTATAATTTGGAATTGCAGCCTGAACATTTATGAAATTTTCCGCCTGATTAATCAGTGCTGTGTACTGCTCTGCTGTTAATGCAGATGAGACATTAGCTCCTGCTTTCAGCTTTACGCTTCCGCTTGTACAAAATGTTTCTGTCATTTCATTAATGAGACTCTTGCATGCTCTATTTTTTTAATTAAAGCTTCAATCATTTCTGCATTCAGATATGCGTCATTAGAAACTTCTATTTTTTGTTTTTCTTTCTCATCTGCCTGCTTTAATTCTGCTGTTGTGAATTTATTCTTGAAACTCATATTTTAAATGAACTAATCATCATATTTAAATTCTTCTCTTTTGAACACCATGCAGCTCTGATAAGCCCTTCTGTGATATGAGCATAATTTCCGAAAATTCTAAGCTGTGAAAACCCTTTCTCTTTCTTAATAAATTCATACTGTATGCTTCTTAATGAAAGCCTTACTTTCTCATCATCCAATAGTTTCAGATGTCCTTTTTCTCCGAGAGCTTTTAAATTGTTGTATAAATCCTCTTTCAAGAGCTTCTGCTTTGATTTCCCCTCTCTGTCAAGAACAATTTTCCTGTTATTAATTGCCTCAATCTTTCTTTTTGTCTGGTCTTTATTGAGAAGATGGTCAAAAATTCCAACACCGAGAGAGCCAGCACCTGCATCAATATAAATTTTTTTGAAATTGTAAAGCCTGTCAAGTTGTATAATCCGTTCTTCAGTCCAAGTAGTAAGTTTTTTAACCGCAGTTTCATTATAAACATGAATTAAATTTTCCTTATTAACTTTTCTTATAATTTCAAATGCACTTTCATCTCCTCCTAATCTTGCTATATCCACCCCAAGAAAGTAATCCCTGTCTGTAAATTTCTGTTCAGGCTTTTCTGTGCATACTTTATCAATCCATTCATCAGAGAAATATCTCATAAGGTCTTCCATAAACTGGCCCAGATATTCCTGCCCATACTCAAGCTCACTCATGTCTTCCTTCTCCTGCTCCAAAAACTTAATTCTATCCTCTCTCTTCTCTTTACTCCATGACTCATTCACAGGTCTGTTATATATGATTTCCTCACTTGATATATGCCAGATTTTAAACCTGTCTGTTTTTCCTAATTTTGCATTATTCCAGCTTTCCCAGAAATATCCTTTCTTTCCAGCCGGAGTTGAACACATCCAAATCTCTCCTCCTGTGGTTAAAAGAACTGGTTTGCCAGCTGCAAATGCTAATTCAGGCATTCTCGCAGCTTCATCAATAATCAGAACATCCCCTGTAAAACCTCTGACTGCATCTCCTGTATTTCCGACTGGCCTGGCTATGACTGATGACTTGTTATTGAGAGTAATCCTTGATTGGGTTGGTTTATCCTTCTTCTTTACTTTGAGATACGGCTTATAATTCTGTTCAAGATAGTCGAGAATCATTACAATAATCAGCTTTGCCTGGTCTTCTGTAAGAGAGACAACGATAATCCGCGAACCTGGATTGTTGATAAGATATTCTGCTGCTTTAATTGCCATGATTGTTGTTTTTCCAACCTGTCTTCCTGAACAAAGGATAAATGAGCCTTTATGACTGAGGATTTCCTTCTGCCACTTGTCTAAAACAAGAGAGCTTTTTTTCATTTAAAAAAAAAGAAAAAAAGATTTATAAGTATTGTGGGTGTCTTGCTTGTGGCGGGGCTTTTACATTTTTTCACCCGCCATTTGTTTTTTTTATTTTTTTCTTATTAAAAAAATTTCTGTCGGGATAACCCAAAAAAAATATGCAAACTTTCAAACGGCGGAGGCTTTTGAGTTATCCGGTATACCGATTAATTAATAAGCACTACACCATTTATAATTGTAGTTCCTAAATTAGTTTTAGGAACTACAAACAGCAGAGAGCAGAGGCTTGAGAAGGCGAGCAAGAGGGCGGGGGTGAATTGCGAGCCTGAAGGGGGCGGAAGATTGAGAGCAGATTGATATAGGGTGCTAAATAGTGCTCTCAATTCCCTATCACTTTCAACGAATAAAAGGCATAGCGAAATGTTTAAGTAGTTTGATTGCTTGAATTTTGCAAAGCAAAATTCAATTCATTAATCTAAACATTTCGCGGGTTGTTGTGAAGTTGAAAGTGAACAACCCGAACAAAAACTATATTCACTCTCAAATAATTAAAAAACTATAAAAATGATTGAAACTATACTAAATCATGGTGTATATAAATATATATATATCTAACTCTGGTAAAGGTTTAAGAACTGTATACTTGTTTTGATTAATCCAGAGTAAATAACAGCCATAATTGAAGGTAAACCTTAGCAAGAAATATGCTGTTATAAGCTAATTATTATATAATTAAGCAACAAGAGTAACTCTACAATAGTAAGAAAAATATATATATATATATTTATTTTTTTATGTGTATGGACGGAAGAACAAAATTTTCAAGAGTAAAAAAATTAATTGATTCTTTGGAAAAAAGGAAATTATATCATATGAATGAAATTAAAAAATTAATCATGATGGAAATTGGAAGTCAGGAAAAAACTATTTCAGAAACATTAAAACTCATGACAGATTTTCAGATGATTAAAGAAATCAGGCCGTTTATTTTTAAAATATGCAAAGATGAACACTTATAAGAAAGGAGTTAAACTGGAAAGAGAGGTTGTGAATATTTTCAGAAACTCCGGATTTCAGGCTGCAAGAACAGCTGGCTCAAAATCTCCTTATGATGTAATTGTCTGGAAAGAAATAGGAGATAATAAAAAAATATGTTTTGTGGCTTTTATTCAGTGCAAAGTTAAAAAAACAGCTTAATTTACTCCCTATTTTCTATGAAATTTTTAAATTTCTTTGCTGCCTGGAAAATATCAATAGATTCCTGCTCTTTCTCTCCTAAAGTTTTTTTCCATTCTAAGGCCAGCTGAAGGGCATTTGTGTTAACCTGTTCAGGACTTAGGTGAAATTCACGTTTTAAGCCATTCTCAGCCTTTTTTTCAGGTTTTCCAGGTATAACCACAGGCACTTTTTCATTTTCATTTTCCTGTTTATCTTGTTCATCTAAAACAGCCTGAATTTTGACTCTTAAATCCTCTTTTGAATACTCCCAGGGCGCTTTGATCCCAAGTTTCTTTGCATATTTAATTTGTTTCTCTGTTGCTTGTTCTGTCATGTTCTTTTACCTCCTTTCAAATTCTTATTTCTTTCAATTGCTAAGGCTATTAAAATTAATCCTGCAAGAATAGGATTAATTATTGCTACAATTAGGAAAAAGATGCATGCTGCCCCCATTATAAGTTTTTCTTTCATTTCAAATGTTCATCACATGTTCTGACTAATTCTTTATTTATTTTTATGAGCATTTTTGTTCTTTCCAAATCCCTTTTCCTGTTCTTTGGTTTTATTGCTTCTTCCAGCTGGTCTATTTCCATCTTTAACTTCTCCCTAAGATTGAACCACATTCTCTCTTCCTCATTCTCAGGCATTTCCATTCCTAATTTTTTATCTATTTTCATTTTGATTTTTCCTCTCTTTCTTCCAATCTTTTAATTCTTTTACAAATATCTTTCATTAAATCCATTGTAAGAATGTGGTCCTTTCTTTTTTTCCTCAATAATTCTTCTATTGTTCTTGGTGGTTTCATTTTGATTTTTCCTCTTTTATGTATTCAGCAACTCTCTCAATATAATCTGAAAATGTTTCATTCTTTCTACCATAAAAAGTCCTTCTTAACTTTCTCCACGACGATAATTTAAACTTTACTGATTTATATGTGTTATCCATAGTAGAATAGAAGTAGAAAGGGTTTAAATACTTTTCGGTTTTATGTCATTTAGAGCTACCGCTATGACACTCAATAAACTGTCTTCCACTCATCACCAACATTTATCTTTACACTTTCAACATCTTTCCAGGTATCACCAATATTTATTTTCATAGAATCAACATCTTTCCAGGAATCTCCGATGTTAATTTTCATGTTTGTTCCTACTGGTGCTTCTGTATAATAAACTGTTATTCTTATGTGGTCAACTTTGGGTGCTCCACCATGTGGACCACCACCTCCAGAATAAACTGAAAGAACTACCCCAAAATTAGCATTATTTATATCTGAAGCAGACCAACTTTCATTCCATAAATCATTATCAGCCCCATAAGTTGCATAAGTATCAGTCAATGGCCAGTCAGTTTCAGTATCTGCCTTATTCTCTGCTCCTATAGAACCATCAGATTTAACAATCTTAACCTCATCATCATTTATTATCCTATATTGCCCATTAAGACGCTTTCTTTCAATTTCTACTACAATACCATTAATTGTTGCTCCTGCAGGAATTGTAAAACCAAAATTAGTGGCTTTAAGATAATGTGTTCTTGTATCATAACCCATCTCACCATATTGAATACTGGGATATTCATCATTACTTGTTTTTGCAGTATCAACATCTAACCAAGTAAAAAAACCACCAGAAGAATCATCATCAGCCATTGTTCCAGGTGAGTTAGGTCCTTGACTTGCCATTTTAAGCTGTGTATTTCACAAAGAGAGTGCCAATCGTTGTCGTGTTTGCTGTTGGCGGGTCTC